GGGAACCCGGAAAAATCGGAGACGGACGTACGCCGAAAAAACGTTACGCCCTGCGGTTTTTTCAAAAGAACCGTTGGCGGAACGACGGTGAAGCGTCAAAATAATTAGTTAGAGGTTCCCTTGATGATATCGCGACGCGAGACGCCGAGGGAACGAAGGGACGCGATTTCGCTTTTGCGGGCTTCGTAGAACAGGTATACGCTGGTGACGACGACCAGCACGCTCAGCAGCAGAGCGGCTCCGCACAGGAGCATCGTCAGGTTCCGCAGCGTGCCGGCCAGGTCGGTGAGGGCCTGCTGTTTGTCGATCTGGTGCGACACAAGGAACCCCTGTTCTTCGTACTGCCGCGCGATCGCCAGCACGTCCTCTGGCGACCCGACGATCATCTTCACGCGCCGAGCACCATAGGCGATTTCCTGCTCCATCGGTGTGCGGAATTCGCCGTCGATGAAGTTAACCTCGCCACGCGTCCACTGGCGGACACGCCAGGCCAGGTCGGTGTGCATTGTGGTTTGCTGCGAGACGCCAACGACCGTGAACGGGACCTCCAGTTGTTCGTCGCGGCCGAACGCGCCTTTTCGCGTCCAGCGGAATGTCAGCGGTTTCCCGAGGCAGTCGGCTTTATCCAGGCCCAGCCGGGCCAAATCGGACTCGGCGACCACGAGGCTCTTGTCCGTGTCGATCCATCGGCCGTGGAACACGGAGAACCGCTCCGGGTCGGTCGGGAGAGTCGCCTGCACCGCGATCTGGCCGCCTCTGACCGGTACGTCCAGGGCAAGTTCGCCGCGGGCAGCGAGGAACGTCGGACGCGCCATCTGCAACGCGGAGAGCACCTCGCGGCCGATGGGCGATTTGTCCAGCCGTGTCGCCCGGTAGACGTTCATCTTCAGCATCGTACGTGGATCGAAGGATTCCAGTTGGAAGCCCGCGCCCTTGATGGCGTCCCAGTCTTCAGCCTTCGCCAGGCGAACGTGCCACTCCGCCGGTGTGCGTGCCGGCGAGACCGTTTGACGTGCAACCTCGTGCCGCCAGTCGGTGTCGTCCATCTGGAGAACGTCGGCAGGCCGTGCGCCAAGCCGGTCGAACGGGTTGTCGACAGACACGTCATTCTTCAATTCACGATCCCAGGCATCGACAACACTGGCGGGGATGGCCACGGCCGACGTCCCTGCTTCTGTCGTCACATACACGAACGGAACGACCCGAACAAAGGTGCCGGGCTTGTCGCGCAGGGCCTTCAGGGTCATCGGATCAAGCTGCCTCGGCACCACGACATGGGCGGGTTCGTCGAAACCGCTCACCACGCGGAAGGCGTCCTGACAACGAGCAGCTTTCACGACGCGTTGCATCTCCGCCAATGATCCTGTGAGAGTGAACCGGAGGCTGGGACCGGGATCAGAACCCTCCGCTTGATCCTCAGTCTCGTCGTCTACAGGGTCGATCTTGACTTTCTCAGGGTCCACGATCAGCGTCGCTTCCATGATGTTATTTTCGACCCCGCCAGCCAATTCTCCTGTAACACTTGGCCACCGGGCGGGTGTCAGGGCTTGCGACAACGAATTGATGATCGACAAGGTGTCTGGATTGGTGGTGATGACGTAGGTCGCCTGCTGCGGCCACGCTTTCACATCAACCTGGTCAAACGCCAACCCCAGCGGCGTCGTGATGCCGGCGATCTCGTCCGTGTACACGCCGCCCAGAAGCCTCTGGAACGCTGCCGGGTTGTCCAGCGTGACGATCATGTTGTCCGGCACGGCACCAAGGGCCGCCCAGCGCGGATCGTTCGGGGTCAACACGATCAATTTGCCGCTGCGGGACGACTCGACATAAACCGGCAGCACACGAACATCCTTCGAATGCGGCGTTCTGTCCGTGAGAATTTTGAACCAATTATCGGGCCCGAACGTCGGGACGCGATCCTGTCGCACGGGTTGAAGCACAAGCCCCATGCGTTCGGCCATGGCGCGAACCTTCGCCTCGTCCTCCGAGGACCACACCAGGGCGGTCGGGTACTCCACCGGGCCGGTACTTCGCTCCTCGCCGATGTGTCGTGTGACATGACTGACCCAAAGATCAAGCGAGCGGATGACGTCCGCACATACGTAGCCACGGTCGGTGCCCTGGACGATGCCCGCGACGGTGAACTCCCGCTCCTCCATCTGGGGCACGCCGTCACGACTGCGTTCCACGCGAACCCGAACGCGCTCACCCGGCGTGGAAATTCCCAGTTGGTTCGCCAATGTGCTGGCGAGGACGATCTCGTTGGGATCGTCGCCCAGGCCTCGCCCGGCGATAATTCGCGATTCCGAAAAGGCTGGATCATCAGTCCCGGCACTTTCCAGCACGGTCAACGCAGCCCGCCCCGTTCGCGAAGGCGGGTTGTTCGCGTTCGCCATGCCGCGAGGTTCGGGCAAAACCGCCCTCGCGCGGTGTGCGGCGCTGTGGGCGATTTTGTATGGCTACAGGCCGTTCATTTGCATGATCGCGGGTAGTCAGGCCAACGCCCGCGAACTGCTGCGTCCTACGCGCACGTTCATCCTTGAGGAGCCGCTGCTGTTGGAGGATTTCCCCGAGGCGATCTACCCGTTGCGGGGGTTGGAGAATTCCTCCAAGCGGCAGTTGCAGCAGCACATTCAAGGGCGGCTCACGCACGTCCATTGGGGCCAGGACAAGATGGTCTTTCCCTCCATCGAGGGTGAGCACCTGCCGCGTGCCCTGCGCGAGGACGGGTTTGAGGTTTCGCCCTCGGCGGGGTCGATCATCTCGACGACCAGTCTGGACAGCAACCTTCGCGGCCAGCAGCACACGCGGCCCGACCGTTCGATCATCAGGCCGTCGCTTGTTCTGCTCGACGATCCGCAAACCCGTGAATCGGCCATGTCCGCCGACCAGACCCGCAAGCGGCTGAACCTCATCCACGGTGACGTGATGGGCTTGGCCGGGCCCGGCGAGTCCATCTCCGCGCTGATGACCTGCACCGTCATGTACGAGGGCGACCTCGCCGACACGCTGCTGGACAGAGAAAAATCGCCCGAGTGGGAAAGTGAGCGGACCAAGCTCATTTACGCATGGCCTGTCGACACAAAATCATGGGACCAATACGCCGAAATCCGCCGCACCAAAGGCCGCGAGGCGGCGAACGCATACTACGCTGCCCATCGTGAGGTGATGGATCGCGGTGCGTCGGTCGGCTGGCCAGATCGGTTCGACGCCAAGGCGGGCGAGATTTCCGCCATTCAGCATGCGTTTAACCTTCGTTTGAAAACCGGGCCTGACGGGTTCGCCACGGAATACCAGAACGAACCCACCCTCGTCCAGACCGCCGACAGCATGTTGTCGGTCGATCAGGTCGTCGCCAAAGTCAGCGGGCACAAGCGCGGTGAGATTCCAGCTGCCTGCACGAAGTTGACCATGTTCGTCGACGTCCACGACTCGCTGCTCTATTACATGGTCTGCGCCTGGGCGGAGGATTTCAGCGGGCAGATCGTGGAGTACGGCACGCTGCCCCAGCAGAACCGTTCGTTTTTCACTCGCAACGATTCGCTGCACACGCTCGGGCAGTTGTTCCCAGGCCGGGGTGTCGAGGGTGCAATCCACGCCGGGCTGGAGAAGGTGGTTACGGAATACCTCGCCAAGGAATGGTCGCGCGGCGGTGCGTTAATGCGCCTGGACCGACTGCTCGTTGACAGCGGCTACAAACCCGGCATCGTCGCCGACGTGAAGCGCCGTTGCGGCGGTGCCGTGATGATGCTCTCCAAGGGCGTCGGCATTCGCGCCACCCGGCGACCCTTCGCCGCGTACACCAAGCGGCCCGGTGAAACCATTGGCGATCACTGGTACGTGCCCAACGTCTACCCCGAACTGGCTGCACTGAAACGGCCCTCCGGCGTCGCCCATGCCAGTGCGTCGGCCCTCGCCAACGCTTCGGTTGTCGTCAACGTCTCGGCGGGCGTTGACGTGTTGGAAGGTGTAATCCCGGCCGTGCCGCATCAGTGGTTCTGGGACGGACGCGAACACATCGACCCCGGCAAAGAGGCCAGTGCCCAAGCGACCCGCCTCGCCAACAACACGACCACCCTCGCCACCGAATACGCGAAGCAAGGCAAAGACTGGGAAACTGAACTCCGCCAGCGGGCGCGCGAGGTGGCGCTGTGCCGAGAGTTGGGCCTGACGTTGCCGCTGGCGTTGTCTGCACCTCCCTCGCCTTCGCAGCAACCCGCACCCACCCCCGACGACGATGACGCCGACAAACCCGAAAATGAGGAGAAAGACGAAAATGGCTCAAAACAGTCAGAATAACCGGAACAATCAGCATTCCAAGCGGCCTGACAGCCTTACGCTCACCGCCCAAATGGAGATCACCCTCGACGCTGCCGCTGGCGATGGTGCTGGTGGCGGCGACGGACGAGCGCCCTTGCCCCGGTTCAGCATGGTCGCCTACACCGGCGGCACGATGCGGATTGCCGGTTGGCGTCACCCGGTCGTCGTCGACCTGGCCGGGCTGGCGATCCCGTCGCAGTCACGCCCTATCCGGTTCGGTCACGATGCGAACTCCGGCGTCGGCCACACCGACTCCATCGCCGTTCGCGGTGGACAACTCATCGCGTCGGGCGTGATCTCCCGCGACACCGAGGCGGCTCGCGAGGTGGTCGTGTCGGCGAAAAACAGATTTCCCTGGCAGGCCAGCATCGGCGCGTCGGTCGAGCAATCGGAGTACGTGAAGGAGAATCAGACCGTGCTCGTGAACGGCAAAGAGTTCTCCGGCCCGGTGAACGTGGTCCGCAAATCCACCCTCGGCGAAATCAGCTTCGTCGACCTCGGTGCCGACGGCAACACGTCGGCCAGCGTCGCCGCCTCGGCTGTTGAAGACGATTCGACTTCTTTGGAAACCTCACAAACCCAGGAGCAAACCCCCATGACGATCACCGCTGTTGCTGACAACACGACCACCGCAGACACGAGCCCCCAGACGAACACCCCCGCGACGACGGCCTCGGCAGGCGTGGCACCGCCCTCCACCCTCTCCACTTCCGCCACAACCTCCAGTCCCGCCGCCGTCGTCGCCTCCGATGACCCCATCACGCAGATGCGCCATCGCCTTGCCGCCGAAACGCGGCGGATCGACGCGATCCGTGAACTGTGCAGGGGCAGGTACCCCAAAATCGAAGCCCGCGCCATCGAGGAAGGCTGGGACTCCTCTCGGACCGAGTTAGAAATTTTCCGCGACCGGCCCGTGCCGCCGTTCGTCAGTTCGCCACGCAAGGCACCGACGCCACAGGTGTTCGAGGCCGCGGCGCTCATGTCGTCGGGCATGTCGATGAGCCGCATCGAGACGTTTTACGACGACCCGGTCCTCACGGCGGCGGAACACATGCGCGGCGTGGGCATTCAGGAATTCTGCGAAATCGTCTGCGGCCATGCTCTGCCGCGATTCCGCAGCCATGCGTCCGACTGGCTCCAAGCCGCGTTCAGCACCGTGTCGCTACCGGGCATTTTGTCAAACATCGCCAACAAAATGCTGTTGGAGGGTTACAGCTACATCGAAGACGCCTGGCGTCGCATCGCGAAGATTGCCAGCGTGAACGACTTCAAAGAGCACAGCCGCTATCGGATGACGGGGAACTTCACCTTCGAACAGGTCGGCGCGGACGGCGAACTCAAGCACGGCAAGCTCGACGAGATGAAGTTCACCCAGAAGGCGAACACGCACGGGATCATGTTCTCGCTGACCCGCCAGATGATCATTAACGATGACATGGGCGCGTTCACCGACATCCCTCGCCAGATCGGTATGGGGGCCGCAGAAGCCATCGCCGACGCCGTGTGGGGTCGGTGGTTGTCAAACCCCGTCGGGCCTGACGGGCATGCGTTCTTCTCGGCTGCCCACCGCAATCTCATCAGCGGCGTTGACTCCACTCTGACCGTTGCGGGTCTGACCAAAGCCGAGGTGGTCTTTGCCGAGCAGACCAAACCCAACGGCAGGCCACTCGCGGTGTACAGGCTGATGCACGGCCTCGCGGGGTACAGTTTATCGGCATGCGGTTTCGCGGTGCGTTTCCTCACGGCACGCGGTCTTTCGGCATGTTCCTCCGTCTGGCGATGGTCACCGTCGCGGTGGTCGCGTTTTTGGCGACGCCGTTGGTGGCGTGTCTCATCACAGACTGTCCGGTTGGCGCGATCAAGTATGACGCCGGGGAGGCGGTCATTCTGCACGGTAGTGCCGAGGCGTTCGACAAATTAAACCCCATCCTGCTACCCGGCATTACACCGGGCGACGCTTCGGCTTGGTTCAACAGTTCCGTTTCGAAGTTGACCACGTTGCGGGGTTATGCACACGCGGGCCGGGGCGCGGGCACCACGCAGCAGTCGGCGAATCGGCAGGTGATGTTGATTCAGATTTGGGGTTGGCGGGACACGAACGGCAACGGCCAGGCTGACGCCAAGGATCGGAACAAGGTGTGGGTGAAGTTGTTCGAGCTTCAACCCTCGAAAAACAACGGTGACGGCAGTGGTGGGAACGTGGTCGGATGGGACATTCCGACGCTGGCGGCGACGATTCAGACTTCGACGTGGCGTGGGGATTTGCTCCAGGGCAGGGAGTTGCCGTTGAGGCAGGGTCGGTCGTGGCTGTTGTTGATTCGGGTTGTCGATTTGATGGGCAACACCAACCTCATGGACGTGCCCGGCGGCTTGGAGAAATGGTGGGACGGCACGGAGGGCGGTGCCGGGTCTGGTGTGGATGGTGACCAGTACGTGGATTTTGAGGGGCACACGCCGGGGACTGGCGATCAGCGGATTTTGAGTCGGCATGTGGCGTGGTGTTTTTCGCCCAGTTTGGAGTAGGAATTTCGGCGACGGTGGAGTGGTTCGATTTGTGCGGTTTCGGACGGCTTCGTTCGGTGTTGCCCTCGGTGGGCGACGCCGTGGCGGGCACATGTATAAGGATACAGACTATGAAACGGTTTTCGATGACGGCTGGGATGATGACGGCGGTGACGATGGTAGCGGCGATGTTGATGTTGGCGGCGGTGTCGCTGCCGGTGGCGGCCCAGGCGCAGAGCGCCGCGCAGGGTGACGCGGTACAGGCTGGCGACGTGCAGGCGGTGACGCAGGGGTTGACCAACACCGAGTTGTTGGAGTTGGTCAATCGGGAGATCGCGGCGAGGAATTATGTAGCGGCGTTGGCGGCGGCTCGGGCGCTGGAGGCGTCGAGTGAGCATGATTGGGCCTGGGCGGAGAATGCCAAGACGCTCGCTCAAACGCTCTGGCACATGGGCAGGCCTGACGAGGCGATCGCCTACGTGAAATCGGCCATCGCCGATCCTGACCGCAGTCATCAGCGGATCGAGGGCATTGCGGGGGCGTGTCACTCGCTGGGGCAGAATCTGTCGCACCGGGTGGAGTTCGCGAGGTTGTACATGCAGAATCGCGGCACTGCGACGGAGCATGGCGTTTATTTGTTGTTTACGGGCTTGGTTCACGACAAAAAGTTTGACGAGGCCCTCGTGGTCGCGTTAGAGTACGGACCTGACACAGTGAACCTCGGTCCCGCTTGGACGCGGCACGAACGGCTGAAGTTGTTTGTGCAGCTTCGTCGTGCAGACGCGGCGACGGCGGAGGCGTTGGAGTTTGTGAAGGTCGCGACGCATCCGATGCAGGCGGCGAACGCTATCCAGCATTTGTTACCCGGCGGTGACGTGTCGCTGTGCGTCGGGCTGACCGCCCAGCAGGTGCTCGATGGTTACAAGATTTCGCTTCGCCGCGACACGGGCAGATTGAACTCCGAGTCGCTGGTGGCGTTGGCGAATCAGTTGACCAAGGGCGGCACCGGCCGACCGCTGGTTGTGACGGACGCCGCGAAAGCCCTCGCCGCTCAGCTCGGCGACGCCGATGCACCGCTGGCCGAGTTCCTTCAGCCGTTGCTGTGTGGCGATCACGCCGAAGCCTTCCGCGTCGCATACGCCCGCGCGAAGGCGGCGGAAAACGACGCCGACTACATCATGTGGATCAACGCCGCCGCCGGGGCGATCCGTTGTGTCGACCAACACTACAACGGCCGGGCGCTGGACTTCGTGCGGTTCATCAACGGCGAACTCGACACCAACCCCGCCGCCGACCTCGAGGCCGCAGACAAGGGGGTGGCGAAATGAACCGCCACTCCGTCACACCGTACTCCGCAGTTTCGCGCTCCGAGACCCCGCACGCCGCAGTCCGTTGCACCGCACCGCGTCGCACAGTGTTTCCCTGCACAACGCGCCGTCGCACGCTGACCATCCTCGGCCTGCTGGCGGCGCTGGCGGTGTGCATCGCGGTCATCAGTTCCGTGTCCGCACCGGCGCAGGTCTCGGCGGAGGTTTCGACGCAGCCCACGTCGGGGACTCCGGCGCAGCCCCGCCCACCCGTGCCGTGGCACGAGGCCGTCACCGCGTCGCCCACCGGCCCGGCGGTCCCGGTCGCGAAACTGGCGGCAGCCATGTATGAGGATGTCGCCGCCTTGCCCGCGGTGCCCACGGCCGTGGCCCTGGGCGAAAGCGTCCTGCCCGTCGAACCAGCGTCGGCTCCGTCACTCTCCGCCGTCAGCAGTTTGTCGTCGGACCCGGCGTCGGTGACGGTCGGCTCAGTCGGCACGGCCATTCCGTCCGAATCGGTCACGGCGAACGCCGGCGTCGGTGCGGCCGACCTCGCGAGGTCCGGCGTCAGCGGCGACGTCACCAAAATCCCGTCCGCCGCCCGGGCGTCGGCATGGCAGCCGTGGTGGGAGTCGTTCGCCACCACCGAAACCGACATCGCCAACACCACCGCCATGCTGCTCGCCTGCGACGACGAACCCGCCCTCCGCAAGCACCTGCTCAACGAAGGTTTCGCACTCCGCCTTCCGGGCGGATCGGGCCAACCGGGTGGGCCGGGTGAACCAGCCAGTCCAGGCGAACCGTCCAGTCCGACGCGGCCGCTACCGCAAAATTTCCTCGTCGGCGTGACGGCCTACGAATACGCGGACGCCTACTGCCAAGCCGATCAGGACCTACTGGAGAACGTCGCCCCGCCCGGCGGCGCGACGTCCTCGGGCACAACGCCCGGCGGTACGATGGCGACAGGCGTGACGGTGCTGCGATTCGTAAACCGCAGCGACGCCGCAGTGCGATTCGCCCTCGCGAATCCCGAGCGGGAATTTTTGGTCATCACCGACCTCAACGGCCTGTCCATCGACGCACTCCGCGTGCTCGCCGGAGCAAACGTCGTGGGCGTGATCGTCGGTCACTACCGCCACGCCGATGACGAGCCGATGGACTTCGCCACCGCTGCCGACGACGTCTTGCGTGTCACGCGGGCAGTCCGCCTCGTCAGCGACGCGCCTGTGCTGCTGGCGGTCGGCGCGGTCAACATCCACACGCGCGACACGGAACGTTCTTGGGCAGACGCCTTCGGTGACGACCTGCACGCCTTCGATGGTTTCGCCCTCTACGGCCTCGCCCGTTTCCCGGCGATCCTCGAAGCGGCGGAAAACCCTCGCGAACTCATCGTGCGGCGGATGGGGCTGCCCAACCGCCCGTGCATCCTCATTGAGTTCGTCGGCACAAGTTTTCAGTACGCGGCCGCTGATCGCGAGTACGTCGAGCGGGTCTGGGCCGCCAGAGCCAAGCCCTTGATCGCCGCCCTTCGCAAGCAACAATGGCGAGGCCTGATCACATGGTCCGCCACCACCGACGACGCCCGCATCAAAGCCGACGCCCTGCGAAACGCGGTGCAAGCCCAACCATCGGAACCATCGCGATGATCGGCGGCGTGGGCGTCCGCCCGTGTCGCGAGGCAACCGCATTTTCGTGACGCGGGCATCTTGCCCGCGTGTCCCGAGGGCGTCCCGCCCTCGTTCATCACTCGCACGCGTCGTGGGTGTCTCGTCCTCGCTCACCGATTCATGTGTCAGCATTATACAAGGAGCCGCCCCGTGCTAGACGCGAAATTTGACGTGCGGAAACTTTTCTTCGATCGCGCCGCGGTCGCGAGCGCGATGGACACGCGGGCGCGGGTGGCTCTGGGCAAGTTCGGGGCGTTGGTGCGGAAAACAGCCATTGCCAGTGTGAGAGAGGCCCCGCATGGTCGGCATGCCCCGGCGGGGTCGGCACCGTTCTCGCACATGGCCGCGCGACGGCGGGCAATCAACCGCAAGCGAAAGGCGGAGGGTCGACCGAAAGCCAAGCCGGGATTCAAGGGCCTGAAACACATTTTGTACGCATACGACCCGGCGAAGCAATCCGTGATCATTGGCCCCGCCAGCAACCGCAAGCGGTCGATCACGATCCCGGAAATTCTCGAACAGGGCGAACTGGGAATTTCCAGCAGGCCATTCATGAAGCCCGCGTTCGACACGGCCCGTCCGCAGTTGGACAGCCTCTGGGCTGGCAGCGTCAAGTA